TTATGATGTAGTTGGTGCATTACAACCATTAACTATTAAAAAAACATCAGGGCAAGTATTAATTGGTACAACTACAATAGGTAGTGGCAAATTAGTTGTCGCAAGTAGTACAGGAGATAATGGTATACAAATAGTAGGAGCAACCTCACCAAGTTTAAGAATTGATAGTGCAGAAAGTGGACCAACTAAAAGAATAGGATTAGGTATTGCTACTGCAGTAAATAACTTTATACAGGGTGCAGTTGATAGGGATATGTGTATTTTTAATGGTAGCACTACTGCAAGTCCAATTTTATTTGGTATTTATGATACTACAAATATTCAAGAGGCTGCAAGAATATCCGCAGCAAGAAACTTTTTAATTGGTACAACAACCGATGCTGGACCTAAATTACAAATAAATGGAACTACAAAAACATATCAAGGATTAGTTTCAACGGGTTCTATTGGTGGTTATGCTAGTGGAAGAAGCGATGCACAAATAGAAATAAATAATGCTGCTGGTGGACATGCTTTAATGTGTATTTATAATCAACAAAATGCAGAAGAAGGTGCTATTTCTTTTGATGCGTTATTAAGTAATTCAACTAACAGACAATCTGCTGCAATATTTACAAGGTTTGTTAATGATATTAATACCTTTAATACATATAATGCTGTTTTTGGTGTACATACTGTTGGAGCAACAACAGATAAAACTAATTTATTATTATTTTCAAATAATAGTGTTGTCTTATGTGGTGGAGATACTATTTTGTCTCCATGGAATACATTACCAAGTGCAAATACATTAACTGTTAATGGTTCAACAACGATAAATGCTTCAACAACGATAAATTCAAATTTAACAATTAATAATTCTAGTACAAACGCCATAATAGATATAATTAGATCATCTACTTCTTTCGGTGCAGGATTGCGATTAAGTACATCTAGTACACAAAATTGGTTATTAGGTACTGCATGGGGTGAAACTAGCTCAAATTTTGTATTATATAATGTTGGTTTAGGTGCTGCAAGCATTGTTACAAATTATAGTACCAATAATGTACTAATCGGCACAACAACAGACGCAGGTGATAAATTACAAGTTAATGGAGCAATAAAAACTGCAAATCCTAGCGGTGGAACGGCAGGAAGTTGGAAATTTGGTACCGCTACATCAGGAGTAGCAGTACAAGGCGGTACAGTAAGAATAGAAATTAACGGAGTAGCTTACGATTTATTAACAACATAATAAAATAATATGAAACAAATACAACCGATTTCAATTTGGGTAAACGGACAACTAAAAACGGCAACCCTTTTTAGCTTAATTATCATTAATGATAATTTATTAGATAGTGCAACATTTTATTGGCAATTATTAGATGCTGATAGCGTTAAGCTACAAGATGGTAATTTAACAATGGATGCTGCAGATTATGCAGTATGGAGTTCAACACAGGATATTAATCAATCTGCTTATGATTGGGCTGCTAACAAATTAAATATTACTTTAACATAACTTTTTTAACCTTTAAACCTTACAAAAAATGGAACAACTAACAAACGAAAAAGCATTACAAATTATTAAAGAGATTATGGATGCTGCAACAAAGGGTGGATTATTTCCTAACATGGATGCAACATTTTTAGCAGCAAATGCTTTTAATGTTATTTCTAGATCAGTATTAAATAGTGAAAAAGTTGAGCATGGAGATTCAGTTAATAATTAGTGCAACTGCTTTTGTAGCAGTTGCTGGTGGATTTTATTATAGCACCAAAACTAGATTAGATAAAATAGAGATAGATTTATCTAGCTATAAAAATTCATCTACTGAAATAGTAGATAGATTAGCACGAATAGAAACAAAATTAGATTTTGTAACTAAGAAATAAGATGTACAAAATTTCTTTATATACTAGAAAAAAAGCAAAAAAGCTAAATGTAATTGTATTACCTAGTGAAAAAAGAAATAAAAAGATTGATGTGTATGATGTTTATGGTAATTTATTAGCTAGTATAGGTGATCCTAATTATTTAGATTATCCTAGCTATTTAAAATATTGCGGTAAAAAGATTGCAGATGATAGACGTAAAGCATATAAATTAAGGCACGAAAATGATAGACATATTAAAGGAAGTGCTGGTTATTATGCAGATCAATTATTATGGTAATTAAAATTAATTTTATGTTTAAAAATTGGAAAACAAGCCTATTTGGATTAGGAAGTATTTTAACAGGATTAGCAACTATTTTTAAGGGTGATCCTGTAGCTGGAGTAACGGCTATTATTACAGGATTAGGTTTAGTAGCTGCTAAAGATTCAGAAACAATTAAATAATATGAATACAACTACAAAAGTAGTAGTTATATCGGCTATTGTATTATTATTATTAACTGCAAATATTAAAGAAGTGTCAGGAAAGGCTTTAGCATTGATTAAAAGATTTGAGGGTGAGAAATTAAGCAGTTATCAAGATCAGGCTGGTATTTGGACTATAGGATGGGGATCTACTTATCACCATGACCTTAAAAGAAGGGTTCAAAAAGGTGATGTAATAGATAAAGAAACTGCTTTAAGATGGTTGAGGCTGGATGCTGCAGCATTTGCTGAAAATGTAAAAAGATTAGTTAAAGTACCTATAAATCAAAATCAGCTAGATTCATTAACATCATTTAGTTATAATGTAGGAAATAGTGCATTTGCTAATTCTACATTATTAAGGAAATTAAATCAGGGTGCATCTAAACAGGAAGTAGCTTTAGAATTTCCTAAATGGAATAAAGTTACAATTAATGGTGAAAAAGTTGTATCTAATGGATTAGTTAGAAGGAGAAAATTAGAGGCTGATCTATTTTTAAGTTAAGTAAGGTTTGATTGATAGTTGTTTATTGATTAGGAAAACCCCCATTTAGGGGGTTTTTTCGTTTATGTATATCCTTTCTGCAAATTGCTTTGTTTCCTTATAGTACAGGTTAAAATAGTAAGCATTGATCATTTTACAAAAATTAGTAAAAGTATTAAGATTGCTTATATTTCGGTATTTTCGTGGCATGGCTTTATCTTCAAAAAAAACTATAGCCGTATATAATACTTTCCCCATTATAGTTTTTTATCTTTTATACAAAAATACCTAACACCATCTTTAGTAATAGCCTTCAATTTTCGGGATATTACCAGCTTTGCTAGTGATTTTAAAACTACATAAGGTTCTAAATTACTTTCTAATTTAATAGCATCTAAGGATGCTATTCTTTGTTTCTGAATTAAAAAATAAATTTTTTGGTGATTTGTCATATTTGTTTATATTTGTGATGAAAAAAGTTGATTATACCCCCCAAGTGGTTTAATTGTCAGTAAATGATCCCCCAACCTAAAAAGTTGGGGGTTTCTTTTTTGGTGCTAATTTAATAACCAGCAGCAGGAGCAAACAGGCAGGTACTGCAATAATAAAAAAATATAAAATTTTAATTATTTTCATGTTTTACTATTGAATCAGCTAAATCTAAAATAGGATCTTCATTTTCATTAGGAGTAGGCTCATTATACATATCCTTAAAATACTTATTAAAATTAGGTGCAGTTAATGTAGTAAAACCATCATTATATGCTTTTTGCATTTGTTTTTTCTCGTTTCTTAATGCATCAGCTATAATCCTAGATTTTTTTATTAATTGAGTAAATTCACCATTAAAAAAATTAGGATCTAGATTTTCTAATTCTTTTAGTAATTGCATGACTGCAGAATCTCTTTTTCTGATTTTTTGTTTCATTTGTTTTTATTTTAAAGGTTAAAAAAGTTGATATTTATTTTCATGATTTTTTACTATTAATTTATCATTTATCCATATCTTTAATAGCTGCTTAGCATAAGTAGTTGATTCTGCAGTCCTTTCCTTAATTTCATCTAATATATCAGAATAAAGCATTGGAATAGTAACGATCTGACTGCAGATTCTTTTACTTTCCATCTTATCTAAATCTGATGCTTTTTTACCTGTTGATTTTACCCCATCATTATCTACCTGCTGGAATACTCCGTTAAAATTCATAAGGGTAACAGGTTCAAAATCTATATCACTCCTCATAAATCTGCTAGTAAGTACATAGGTATTTTTTTCTTTGTCTTTTACTATATCCAGCGTGGATTGTGCAAACCTATCAGAATTCGCTCCAATATGACCTGTAGTGCTTAAATTAGATTTGGACTGATGCAGAACGCTAATAACTAGCAAATTGTATTGTTTGGTTATTTTTTTTAACCATTTAGTGAGTAATGAACTTTCCCGTTCATCATTATAATTAACTAGAAGATCTAGCAGTCCATCTATTACCATAACGCTGCAGTCAGGATTTAATTCTAAATACCTCTCTATCATTTTCCTAATTATGCCTGATCCATCTTCCCTAACTTGATAAGCGTTAAAATAATCAGGTAAACTAATAAGACCTGAAAATGCTTTGATCTTTTTTAGATTCATGTAAAAATCATAATCAGAAGATTCAGTATCAAATAGACATATTTTTCTCCTATCAGTAGGAAAATTAATTTTCATACTGAATATTTCATGATGAATAAAACTTGATGCAATAGCACCCATCAGGTAGCTGCTTTTACCAGCTTTGGGCAACCCCGAAAATATACAAAAGTTGGACAAACTGCCAACCAAACGCCCCCCAATGGAGAAAATTTTATCTTCTTTGTTAGGCTCGTAATTGGGATTATATTTTCTTACTTCAAGTAATTCATCTATGGAAAGTGGTTTTTTGTCAGTAAGTTGTTCCATTTAGATATTTTGAAGTAAGGCACAAAGTAAAAAGGCTATTATTAAAACTATTAAAGCCTGTAGGTTTTTATTGTATAATAGTTGAAATATTATTTTTTTCATCTTCTAATTCATTTAGTTTATCAAAAAAAGTATCAGCCATTGTCATAGCATAACGCATATCATCCTCTAAAGTATCTTCTGAATTTCTTACATTTTGTGCATACATAGTTAAAACTACATATTCATATTTTGTAAAGCCTGAAATAGGACTAAAAAATCTACCTAGAGAATCCTGCATTGGCATACATGGTTGAGCAGGACTATTTTTTTCAATTTTCATAAAGCGTAATTTGTTTTTAATTTTAAACGAATAGTAATACCACCTGATTCATTTTCATAAATATCAGTTATTAATTCTTTCATTAATCTAACATCACATGGATGTAAATCAATTACTCTAATTGTTTCATCATTTTCATCACAAATAGATAATAAAAAAGAATTTATTTGTTTACTACTCATATTAATTCTAATTTAAAATTAAGTGTCTGAATGTCGTTTAAATAATGATTTGCAGAATCTTCCAGCAACTGCCTAATTTCTTGCTGCAGGTTAAATGGTACATTTGATTGCTCCATGCAAACAAAATGGTTTTTTCCCATTTTATCTTTAGCATCAAAATAGATCCGTACCCCAATAATATCAGGGTAATCTAAAACACTCTCTAAAAAATTAATTTTTTCCTGTATTGCCTTAATTTCAAGCAATACCTTTTCGGTAGGATTGTGTGGCATAAAAAATATTTTAATTGTCAGTTAATGACTGCAAATTATAAAAATCTTTTAATCTGCCAAATATTTTTTAAAATACCCTGTATTTTATTATAAAATAAAGGTGAAAAAAGTATGATTTAATCATTACTTTGAAGTTATTTTAGACCGCCTACAGCGGTGCTAAAATAACTTTTATCTGCGATAATAAGACACATAATGATAAATTTTTTTGCACAAAATCAAAAAAAGTTGAAAAATGGGTAAAAATCAGCCATTTTATTGTTTTTTTTAGTATTTTTGAGTATATGAAAAATGCTTTTTGGATAATCCCTGCAGCCATTTTAGTATGGATTGGAATCAAAAAATATAATTTATCTAAAAGTTATACCTTAAATTTTAAGCGTATAAATCTTTCAGATATTTCATTTTCTAATCCTGTAGTTAATATTGTATATGAAATAATAAATCCCACAACTACTACTGCTAATGTGCAGAAAGTTACAGGAGCATTATTTTACAATGGAGTTTTTATAGGTAATATTGTTGATTTTAAACAATTTACTATAAATCAGGGATCAACTGAATTTAAAATTGCTGCTAAAATTGATTATGTAGGATTATCACAATTAGTATTGAATATGGGCAACAAATTTCAATTATATTTTGATGGTAAAATAACTATAGATTATGTTGATTTTCCTTTACAATTTACTTATCAAAAATGATGTTAATAGATAAAAAAACTTTAGCTGGTAAATTAAGCCCATTTATAAATGAGCAAAGGGTTATTATAGATAATCAGGGAGTAAATGATATTATATCAGGAATGTTAAATACACATGATAGATATAAATCAGAATATGATAAGATTTATAAATATTTTGAAGGAACAACTATAGAACAAACCTGTAGAAATATTTGGAATTTTTTAAAACAAAATGTACCCTATGGTATAGAATCTGAAAACTACCAATTTTTAAAATCACCATCAAGTGTTTTAAATACAAAAAGTTCAGATTGTAAAAGTTATGCATTATTTTCTGCTGGTTGTATGTCAGCACTTCAGCGTAATACAGGAGCAGATATTGATGTACTTTTTAGATATGCATCTTATGATCCATTTGATAATACACCTGAACACACTTTTTGTGTAGTAAAAGATGGTAATAAAGAATATTGGATTGATCCTGTATTAAATAAATTTAATCAAAGGAAAGAACCATATTCATATATAAATAAAAAATTAAAAAAAGATAACATGGCACTAATTGCATTAGCAGGTATTGATCAAAGAAAACAAGTAGGTAAAATTGATTTTGGTAATTTATTTAAAGATATTGTAAAATCAGCACCTGATATTATTTCTGCATCAAGAAGGGGAACAGGCGGTCAATATACACCATCAGGTTTTCCATCAAGTACAGGCACACCATATCAACAACCACAAGCACCTATAGAGAAAGGCATTAGTACAAATACTATTTTATTAATAGGCGGTGCTGCAGTAGTAGCTTTTTTATTGTTTAAAAAGAAATAATGTATAATTATTATAATAAAAATAATAGAATTGGGGATATTAAATTAGTGCCTGTAGTAACAGGTGATCCTATTACATCATTAATTGCTACAGGTGTTGCTAGTAGTATAAGTTCACTATTTGCATCATTAAAAAGACCAGCAGGTGAAGCTAGAGATGTTATTGCTGCAGTAAAAAATCAAATACAGGGTTTAGATGCTAGAAATAGATTAGCATCAGTTATTGCTGGTAGTCAGAAAAATTTTAAAGCTGCTGATGTTGATGTTCAGGAAATGTTATTATGGTATAGAAAAAATTATCCTAATGATTTTCAATCTTTGCTACCTGATGACATGATTTTTTGGAATCAATATTTGGATGGATATAGAAATAGATTTTTATTAGAAAGACCTGATCTGCAGGAATTTTTGAATCAATCATATTTTACTGAATCTGAAATAAATTATAGTAAACAACTTTCTTCACCTTTATCTACTACAAAAAAAGCTGGATTAAATATGTTTTTAACTATTGCTTTAGTAGGTGCAGGAATATTTTTATTAATAAAACAAAAAAAGAAATAACATGACTGCAGCACAAAAAGCAGCTAGAGTAAAATTTAATAAGGCTATAGCAATTAGAAAAAAGACAGGATGTAGTTTAAAAGAGGCATTTGCTCAGGTATATGGTAAAAAAGTAGGTGCAACACCTAAAAAGAAAGTAGCATCTAAAAAGGTTTATGTAACTATTTTAGGTCAAAAAGTTGTAAAAGGTTCTGCAGCACATAAAAAATTAGAATATACTAAAAAACATAGTTCTGATTTATTAAAAAGTGAAGTATCAGGAATTAAGAAAAAGAAACCAGCTGCTAAAAAGAAAAAAATTAGCGAACAGGCTATTTTAAATAAAATACATAAAGTTAAAAAATCCGTAGATGTCTTAGATGAGGCTCAGCATAAGCATATGATGGGTAAAAAATTAGGATTAGTAGAGCAAATCGGAAAAATAAAGATGGGAAGTGTATTTATTTATTATAAAGGATTTTCTATAGAAAAAATGGATTTAACTATAAAAGATAAGAAAAAGAAACTACCTATATATATAGTACATGAATTCGGAAATACATATAAAACTTTAGCTGCTGCAAAGGCTGCAATTAATTTTTTAGCTAGATAATATAAATAAAAAATGTTAATTTTACACTAATAAAAAAAAAACAAAATGGCAAGAAGAAAAAAACAAGTGAAACGCAGAAGTACACGCAGACGCATGGGTGCTACTAAAGGCGGTTTAATGTCTGCTTTATATTTAGTAGGCGGTGCAGCTATTGCACAGGGTGTTACTAAATTAGTAGATAAAGCTATGGCAAGTAGCACAATGTCTGACATGACAAAAAAGGCAATTTCAGGTGCAGCACCAATTATTGCTGGTTATTTTACCCCTAAATTTATTAAGGGAGATGTAGGTGCTAAATTAGGTGCAGGTATGATTGCAGTAGGTGGTTTGAAATTAGTTCAATCTGCTGGAGTTCTATCAGGTATCGGTGCTATGGATTTCTATAGCAATAAGCCTGTGTCAGCTATTGCTGGTTATCAGGGAGCATCTGCAGGTACTTATATTGCAGGGATCAAAAATGCAGCTACATTAGAACAATGTTAATTTAACTTTTTTCACATTTAATAATAATTAAAAACATAAAGAATATGAGTTTTAGTTCTCAAATCGGTTCAAGATTAGTGTTTGAAAATTCAAGAACACTTATTGAGCAATTAGGTTATGATGCAAGTCATGCAGTATTAACCCCTTCTTATTTACGTAGTGAGGTGCTTTTAACTACAAGTGCTGCATCTTATCGTGTACCTGTATTAGTAAACGATAATCAGAACGGGAATCCTACCGTTCGAGAGCAACGCTTAGCACTTCAAGACCTCTTCATTGTAAGCCAAATCCAAATCTTCTTAGTAAGTGGTGCAGCTACAAATGGTGCAGCTAAATTTTATAGCTACCCTAACTTAACTGCTTTCCCTACAGGAGCAGCACAATTATACAATTTGTATAATGGTTATTTTAACGTACAAGTTAATAACCAAAACGTACTACCTAAATGGAGTATTGGGCAACATTATGTTGTGAACCAAACTCAACAAAATACAAACTTTAACGTAGCATCAGTAACATCACCAGCACAATTTGCTATTGATGAATATAGTGCTGAATCAGATGGCAATATCGTATGTGAGCCTAACTTTGTATTAAATGGTGCATCTAATATTAATGCAAGTTTAATCCTACCTGCAGCACCTTCTGCTCTTGATGCTAATACTTACGTAGCAGTAAGATTTTCAGGCATCCTCGCTCAGAACTGCACTAGCGTTAAGTAAAAAATATGCATGGTACGCTTATGAATACCCCTTTGGCGGTTGCAGGTCAAACCGCCATTATTTTATTATATTAAAACGTAAATAATGACTCTAGAAAGATTTGAAGCAGTTGAAATACCTGTACCATCAGGTAGCACCTTAACTCGCTTTTATTTTAATGATTTACCAAATTTGCGTAATGCTAAGATAACCAGCGTACAAGTTTATACAACTGATACTATTTCTGCAACTCCATTAACAGGTGCTACACCTGTAACTATTGCAGATCTAAAAAAATCGTTTTTAACTTTGTATGAAGGTGATTTGCAGTTAATTTATAACATCCCGATGTTATCTTTTAACAATTTTGCACAAAATGCTACTACTTCTGCAGCTTATGTGTTTCAATTACCGCAGGTTGATGGTATTACAATTTCATGGGTAAAATCATATATTTCACTACCAAGTGCTTTAGCAACTACAGGAACTACATATAGCTTTGGTGTGTATTATCATTTTTAAAAAATTAGTATCATGGCAGTGAATAAAGCACAAGCTACAGGTACTCGTAGAATTATGGAGTGGTTTGATAGAAATGCAACCACTCCATACTTTTCGGTATGGAGCAATACAAGTCCATCTAAAAAAGAATTAAATTTTGGATGGTATGAAGATGATTTAGAGGCAGGTAGAAGTAAATTAGAAAATGATTTAGATGCACTAGAACAAAATGGTGTAAATGAATTATATACTATTTTATTACACCAAAAGAAAAATAAGGATGGATATATCACTTTAGATACTCCATATTATGCATCTTTAAAATTTAGAGCAGCAGAACTAGAGCAGCCTATGGTAATGCCCATGAATCATATTGCTGGATTTAATTCAAACCAGCGTTTAGAATCAGTATTAGAAAAAATGATGGAAACCCAAAACATGATTTTAACTAAATTGAGTGCTGATGAATTTAATGAAGATGAAGATGATGAAGATGATGATCAAAATGATATGATAGGCGGTTTAATGAAAAATCCTGAAATACAAGCTATGATTATGGGGGGAATAGGTAAAATATTTAATTTGGCAGGTGAGAAACCTGTAGCAGTTGCTGGTGTAACTGAATCAGATGAAGATGAAGTATTTACTATTGTTAATTCATTAATGGATAAGGGGGTAACTATTGATCATTTAAGAAAACTTAATGAAATGTCTAGCATGAAATTGAGTTCTTTATTATTAATGTTATAAACTTTTTTCACCTTTAATATATGCCTAAAAGAAACCAAATATTAAATGCAAGTACTGAAAAAGTAGTTACTTATGCTATAGGTGCAGGTATTACTTATTTTTTAATAGTTAAGCCTGTATTGGTAAAATTAGGTATTTTAAAAAGTGCTGCAGAAATAAAGCAAGAGAGAGTAAATACAGGAAATGTAGATACTTATATTGCAGATACTTTAAGAGTTCAATCACCTACTAAATCAGTAGGTGAGTGGACTATAATTGCAGATAAAATCTATGAAGATTTAAAATTTAGTGCAGTATCTGATGATAAAAAAGATGCTGGTTACCAAGTTACAAGAGTAAAGAATGATGCAGATGTAGCTACTTTATATAAAGCATTTGGTAAAAGGCAGGAATATTACTTTGGTGTACCTTATGGGGGATTAAGAGATTTGATGGCATTTATAACCTCTAATTTATCTAGTGATGCAATAGCAGCCATTAATGATAATTATAGAAGAAAAAATATAAAATTTAGATTTTAATGGATAAGATTAAAACAATAGCAGCATTAGGATTAGGAATTCTACTTTTTTCATCCTTTAGAAAAAAAGGTACTCCTACATCTACATCTAGTAGAGGTTATATTATACCTTCTAATTTACCTACAGGTGTTAAGTTGGTTTATAGCAAAGTAGGTACTATAGTATATGATAGGAATTTTAATGAAATATATACCTATGAAAATCCAAATTTTGGATTAGCGGTTACAGGTACAAAGGGTTTTGAAATGTACTCAGTTGTAATTGGTAATGATTTTATGAATGGTATTCAGGGTTTTGTATTTAAAAAAGATGTAACTGAATAATATGAAAAATAATAAAAATTTAATGCTATTGTTAGCTGCAGGTGCAGCTTATTGGTATTTCGCAATATATCTAAAAAAGAAAAAATCAGGACTTCCTGCTGATCGTAGTGATATAGTTATAAAAGAGGATTTAAATGCACCATTAACTCCTACATTAATACCTGTTACTCAAAGATTGCAACCATTAGCATATCAGCCTGATGTAGTTGCAGAAAGAAATAATGTTTATAATGTTAAATATACTTTGGCTGGATCTAAAAGATTAGGCAAAGTACCAAATACAATTTAATTATGCAGCAAGTAAATATAACGGCACTTAAATATGAAGTTGATTTTTATCAAGTTGATGTTAGTCAATATGTAGGCGGTGAACCATTTAACGCAATTACTTTTATCAATTATGGCACTAGCGTGGTAAGAATTGAAAACGTAGTATTGCAACCAAATCAGCAATTTGAAGTACCAGCTAATGCAGGTGAAGTAAGTACACAAAGATTTTTTGTGAACTTTGGTAGCAGCACTACAGGTAATAATTGCACAATAGTTAGTAAGAGATATTTAAACTTATAATAAATGAAATTAGGGGTAACATTAGATATACTAAATCAGAAAGATACTCCTGCATTTTATGCAGATACTTTAGCCAATAGACCTGCTGCAGGTTTTACAGGTAGAGTATTTATTTCAACTGATACTTTAGATTTATATAGAGATACAGGCACTACATGGGTTTTATTAAGTCCATCCAGCACAGGTACAATCACAGGATCAGGTGCTGCAGGGCAAGTAAC